GAAGCGTGCGCTGATAAATTCTCAGGAGATGCAGAAAAATTTGCAGAGCGTAGAGGATTTAAGCTGTACGATGAAGAGTCGCTCAATACTAAACTAATAGAAAATAAGGAGAACCTAAATGGCAAACAAGATAATAAAGTATAACCTTACAGCTGGTGGAACTATTCCAGCTTATATAGCTGACGGTGGATACTACCCAAAAGCTAATGGCGGATCTTCACCTCAAGACTGGGATTTAATTGGTGCAACTGTAGATGGATCAAGTGAAACTGGACTAGGTGAATTAGCAAATAAGGCAGCTGTAAAATCATATTTAGATACTTATACATCTGATTGGAAAGAACGTAATGATGCAGGTGAAGAAGTAGATTTTGATCAAGACGCAGCAGCTACTCATATTTGGACTAAAAAAATAGACTAAGGAATTTAAATGGCGAACTACCCGCAACTCGATGATTGTTCGGGCGTATGGACTTTGAAAGAAGTCAACGACGCTGTTATGGGCGGCTATTGGCGTAATGCAGGAGCTAGAGCAGTTTTTGCTGGTGGAGTAAATCCAGGTAATGTTAATATTTTAGATTATGTAAATATAGCATCAGTAGGAAATGCAGTTGATTTTGGAAAGTTAAGTGTTGCCAGAAAATCTGGTTCAGCACTTGGGAATCATGTTCGAGGATTATTTGGTGGAAGTTATGGTCCTTTATTAGCTAGTATAGATTATATTCATTTTGCAACAACAGGCACTGCAGCAGATTTTGGAGATTTAAGTTTAGCTTCTTCTGATGGATCAGGTATGGCAAATAGTACTAGAGGTCTTTTTCATTTAGGATATGAAAATTCCGCTGGTCAAGTAAATACTATAGAATACCTTACAATTGCTTCAGTAGGTAATACTAGTGATTTTGGAGATTTAACATCTGCTAGAAGTACTGTTAGCCAAGGAGCAAGTAGTCCAACAAGATCACTTGTTGGCGGTGGAATAGCTCCTAGTGAATCAAATGTAATTGATCTTATAGAATTTGCAACAATAGGAAATGCAACTGATTTTGGAGATTTAACATCTGCTAAAAGAGCGGTAGGTGCAACGTCTAGTAGTACAAGAGCAGTTTTTGGTGGAGGTTTAATTTCTCCTGCTAACCAAGATGTAATAGAATATGCAACAATAGCTTCACAAGGAAATGCAATTGACTATGGTGATCTTAGCGTTGCACGAACTCAACTTGGTTCAACTAGTAATAATGTAAGAGGAGTATGGGGTGGAGGCAGAGCTCTTTCAAATGTAATAGATTATATTACTATTGCTAATGGTGGTAATGCAGCTGATTTTGGAGATTTAACACTTGCAAGACTCCAAATAATAGCAACATCACAATCTCATGGTGGTCTTAATGATGGATATCAAGGAACGAGAATAGCACCTATACCAATGGGTGGTGGATCAGGAGATAGAGCTTTATTTATGGGAGGGTCTATTGCACCTGCTAAAATAGACACAATACAGGATATTACAATTTCATCTACAGGTAATACTAATGATTTTGGAAATTTGTTAGCAGCTGTTTATGGAGGATCTGCTTTTGGAAATGCATTAAGAGGAATTAATGCAGCGGAAGTATCCGAAGCTAATACTATTGAATATAAAGAATTTGCTACTAAAGGTAATTCTACTGATTTTGGGGATTTAACAGTGGCTAGACAAGGACCTGGATCTGTAGCTAGTTCTACAAGAGGTATAGTTGGAGGTGGAGAAGTTTCTGGTAGTAGATCAAATGTAATGGATTATGTAGAAATAGGTACATCAGGTAATGCTGCTGACTTTGGTGATTTAACTGTAGCAAGGTCATATTTAGGTGGAGCTTCAAGCACTACTAGAGGTGTATTTGCTGGAGGGGATGTTCATCCTGCTCCTAAAGATGAAATTGATTATGTAACAATAGCTTCTGCAGGTAATGCAACTGATTTTGGTAATCTATCAACCGCAAGAAATGGTTTAGAGGGAACCTCGAGTGCAACAAGAGCAATTTTTGCAGCAGGTAATACTTTATCTTCACCTAATTTTGTAAATACTATTGATTATATAACAATATCTTCAACAGGTAATACAACAGATTTTGGAGATTTAACTGCAGTTAAAACAAATATAGGAGCAACAGGTAATTCAACTAGGGGTGTTTTTGGAGGAGGAGCTTCTCCTGGTGGCCTTAATGTAATTGATTATGTAACGATTGCATCAACTGGTGATGCTTCTGATTTTGGAGATTTACAAAACGCCACTTCATATGTGAAAGGAGCCTCCAATGGTCATGGTGGATTATCAACAACAGATTTTACTCAAAACTATGCATCCACTGGTGGAAACAGAGGTATATTTACTCCAGGAGCTAATCCTAGTAATTCAAATGTTTTAGATTATATAGATATATCATCTACTGGTAATGCAACTGACTGGGGAGATTTAGCCTCTTACGGCACAACCGAAGAATCTAGTGCTTGCTCAAGCAGTGTTAAGGGTGTTATAAATCATGATAGAACAGGTGGTGCAGATTCAGGTGCTAATACATCAACACAAGAATCTATTATTATAGCTTCTACTGGAAATTCTGCAAATTTTGGAAATATTACTGCTAATGGTGAAAATGCTTCTCATGGTGCTTTATCAAATTCAGTTCGTGGAATTATAGTAGGTGGTTTTAATTCTTATTCTGGAGTTTCTGATACTTTTGCAACTAATGATATACTATACTTTAATCTAGCATCAGAAAGTAATACAGCAGATTTTGGAGATTTACGTGATGCAGGATATAGGTATAGTCAATGTGGTTCTTCACGTACAAGAGGAATAATGGAAGGCGGTGCTTACTATGGCGGTTCTCCACAAACAACAAGAGTATATACTGAAATTCAATATATAGAAATATCTACATTAGGTAATGCTTCAGATTTTGGAGATCTATCAGGTGCTAGGGGATATAGTTCTATGTGTTCTTCATCTACAAGAGCTATTTCAGCTGGAGGTCAAGCTGCACCAGCTAATCAAGGAGCCATGTCTGCTACTCGTACTGATACTATGGAATATATAACTATAGCATCAACAGGTAATGCAACAGATTTTGGCGATCTTACGGTTGCAAGATCAGGTTCAGCAGCTACGTCAAGTAGCACTAGAGGAACATGGGGAGGAGGAAGAACTCCTACTATGGAAAATACTATAGACTATGTAACTATTGCTAGTACAGGAGATGCATCTGACTTTGGAGATTTAACTGAAACAAGAAGAGCTTTAGGAGCTTGCTCTGATGGTCACGGAGGATTATCATAATGGCTATTTGGGATATTAAAGAACGGTATAAAAAAGTTAGAGCTACTGAGATTAGAAATGATAGAGCTTTACTTTATAATAATGCATCATCCGCAATTGAAAAAATTAATATTAGCACAACAGGAAATAGTAGTAGTTTTGGAACTTTAACACAAGATCGAGGATCAAGTTCTTGTTTTACTTCTACCACGAGAGGTATTTGTGTAAATGGAAGTGCGCCATCTACATCAAACGTATTAGACTATGTTACCATAGCTTCAGAAGGCAATGCTGCAGATTTTGGAGATAGTACAAACAGCACAAGAGATGGTAGTGAGGGTGCACTTGGAAATAATGTTAGAGGAATTAGAGGAGGGGGTGCAACCCCTAGTCATACTAATGTAATAGATTATAACTTTATGGCATCTCTTGGTGATTCCATTGACTTTGGAGATTTAGCTGCTGCTACAAGAGCTGGAGGGGCAGTTAGTTCAACTACTAGAGGTTTATTTGCAGGAGGAAGTGCACCTGGTGATCATAATGTTATTCAATATGTTACAATTTCAACAACAGGTAATGCAACAGATTTTGGAGATTTGACTGCCACTATAAATTCTCCAGCAGCTAATTCAAGTTCAACAAGGGCAGTTTTTATGGGAAACCATAGTCCATCAGTGGTTAGCACTATCGATACTGTACAAATAGCTACAACAGGAAACGCTGCAGATTTTGGTGATATAACAGTAGCTAGAGGAGATAGTGGATCAGCTTCAAATTCAATTAGAGGTTTGTGTTTAGGAGGAACTACGGGTGGAGGTACTGTTGTTAATGTAATTGATTATATAACTATTGCAACTTTTGGTAATGCAACAGATTTTGGAGATTTAGCTAATGGAGATACATTAAATTCCATGGCAATGCCAGCTCACGGTGGAATAGATTTAGATTCTATACAACGTCCATCCGTAACCTATATGCCTGGATCAGGGAGAGGTTTGTTTATAGGTGGTGAAAGTCATCCTGGAGGAAGTAATTTAACTGAAGTAGAAGTTGTACATATACCTACTTTAGGAAATGCTGTAGATTTTGGAGACTTATATTCTGTCGCTAAAAAGAATGGTACAGGTAGTGGAAATGTAACAAGAGGTATAACTGCAGGAGGAAGAGTTCCAGGTAGTGATAATGGCACAAATTCAATTGAATCTTATGAATTTGCATCTTTAGGAAAATCTGCTGATTTTGGAGATTTAAATAATGCTGTAAGAGATCCTGGAAGTATAGCAAGTACAACAAGAATTACTTATGCAGGTGGAACTACTCCTAGTAATCAAAATGTTATAGATTATAACACAATAGCAACAGCAGGTAATGCAGCTGATTTTGGAGATTTGACCGTTGCTAGAAGAACTGCAGGAGCAGGTTCTAATACTAGAGGTGTTTTTTTAGGAGGATATACTCCAAGTGTGGAAGATGAAATAGATTATATTACTATTGCTTCAACTGGAAATGCTACAGATTTTGGAGATCTAGTAGCTGCTGCTTGGGTTATAGGAACTGCTAGTTCATCTGTTAGAACAGTAGCGGCAGGTATGTCTGATGCAAGTACTAGTTTGGATAGAATTGATTATATAACTACTGCTTCAACAGGTAATGCTACTGATTTTGGAGATTTAACTCAAGCTAGGTCTGATGTTAGTAATGGTCAAGTTACAAATAGTACAAGAGCTGTGTTTGCTGCAGGTTGGAAATCACCAGGTAGTTATAATATAATTGACTATATAACTATTGCTTCAACTGGAAATGCTGCCGACTTTGGTGATACAAATCAAAATAAATTTAATACTATTGGTTTATCAGACAATCACGGAGGTTTACAAGCTTAGAATAATATAGTATAGTCCTATATATGAAAGAAGAATTATTACAGATATTTCCAACGCCTGTTCTTATTACAAAATACGAAGGTGATTTAAGTAAAGAAATAAAGTACGTGGATTCTTTACCTTACAAAGAACAAAAAGCTAATGCCAACTTTAAATCTCAAGATACTTATTTATTAGAGATAGAAGAATTAAAAAATTTAAAAAACTTTTTTTATGAAAGTTTAAATAGGTTTACTAAAAATATATCTCAATCAGAACAAAGATTAGTGATTACTCAATGCTGGGCTAATAAAAATCCACCAGGATCAAAGCACCATGAACATGTGCATCCTAATAGTATGTTAAGTGGAGTCTTTTATTTAAGACAAGATAAAACATTACCACCTATACAATTTGCTAAATCAGTACAAGCTGCTATGAAATTAGATCCTAAGAAATATAATAATTTAAACTCAGAAACATTTTTATTACCTTGTACATCTGGAGAATTACTATTATTTCCATCAGATTTAAAACATAGCGTACCAACAAATGTAGGAAAAGAATCAAGATTAAGTATGTCTTTTAATACATTTAGTGTGGATACATTAGGATCTGAAAACTCCTTAACTCATTTAGATATAAGGAGAATAATGAATGAACACAATTGAAGATTATATTATAGTTGTTAATTCTATACCTAAAGAATTATGTAAAGAATTAATAGATGAATGTAATAAAAAAGAATGGAAAAAACATACTTGGAATAATTATGCTACAGGTACATTTGAATCTGAACCAGAAAAAGAATTAGATGTTATGCCTTGTACAAAAGAACAACAAGATAAGATAACTCCATCATTAATTAAAGCATTAGAAGAATATCAAATTAAATGTTCTACACCAGGTAATAAAACACAACCACCTTGGCTTACTAAATTTAGTCCTATAAGATTTAATAAGTATGAAATAGGAAATACTATGAGAAAACATTATGACCATATACATAGTATATTTGATGGTCAAATGAAGGGAGTACCTATAGTATCTATTGTAGCAAATTTAAATGAAGATTATAAAGGTGGTGAATTTGTTTGTAGAGATAAAAAAATTAATTTAAAAACAGGAGATATACTAATGTTTCCATCTAATTTTATGTATCCTCATGAAGTAAAAGAAACAATAGAAGGTACTAGATATAGCTTTGTTAGCTGGGCATTTTAATGGCACGAAAGTTTAAAGATTTTATACCTAGACCAAAACCTAGAAAAAGACCTAGAAGACATAAAAAAAATTTAAATAAACAAGAGAAGCGTAGCTTCAAAATATACAACAGACAGGGAAGATAATGGCAAAAACACAAGATACAATAGGTTTACAGAAAGGTGCTATAACACCTGCTCAAACAGAGCAGACTAGTACTAAAAAAGCTGTAAACTTAATGGAGACATTGCTGTCAACTCCGACATTGCCTACAGGTACGTCAATCTCACCTACATTACAGACTGTACAAACAGGTGAATTGCAGACAACTCCTGGGGTAACAGGGACAATTGCTGCAACAACTCCTACAACAACTACAGCACCTACTG